GACGCCGCGGCCCCAGATCACCTACCGAAGAGGGGGCGTACAATATCGGCGCGACGGCAAAGGCAGGCTGCGCGTGGACTTTTACGTCATCGTATGGGTTGGCGACCTGCCGGAAGTGGTTGCCGAGCGGCGCCGCGCCTACTTGCTTTGGGCGCGTGGGGTCAAGCGGCTGCATGCCGAGCTGTCTCGGCCCGGCGTGTTGCGTCATCATCGGCTGTTGAATGATCTGCCGCCGTTGCAGCCGTGGGCGCAGATAACACCTTGACCTCACCCCCCCGAATCATTGACGATACATGCGGATGGTGAAATGCGCCCGGGGGCCTGACTGGCTTGCCGGGCGCTTCGCTTTTTACCGCAGAAATCCTGGAAAAATGCAGACGGCAATAGGCCGAAGTGACCCCCTCAACGGGTCCTTCCCGGCGCCGTGGCATATACGGGCAAACTGCGCGCTTTGGCTTTGCAGTGAGGGATTTTTGAATTGATGCAACAAGTTGCATCGAACGGAACGGAGGGATGCAACAAATTCGGCCGGGTCAAGCCCGGACGCGCGGCCGAAATCCTGGGCCTGCAACGCTCGACCATGAAGCGCTACCTGGACCGCAACCCGGAACTGCGAGACGCCGACGGGCTCGTCGATCTTGAAGCGCTGAAGGCCCACCGCGCCGACAATCCTGCCGTCGCCGGCGAGGCCGGACCGCTGATGGCCGCCGCCGCTGCGCCGAAGGGCGAGGGACAGGGCCGGCGCAGTAATAAGCAGCGCATTGAGGAAATCCGCCGCCTCGAAGCCGAGCGCGATTGGGCGCTGTCGATCGGGACCCTCGTCGATCCGTCGCAGATCATCGACGCGGTAACCGAGGCCGGCGCCACGCTCCGCGACCGGCTGATGGCGCCGGATTACGTTCTGTGCGAACGCCTGGCCGAAGAACGCGACCCGCGCGCCATCCAGGCCGTGTTGCGCGAAATCAATCGCGCCCTGCTCGACGACGTCATCGCCGCGCTCGGTCGTATCGCCAAGCAGCCCGTGACCGATGCACCTGGCTGACCAGTTTCCGGGGCTCGGCAAGGCGCAGGGGCTGATCGCCGACGCACTGATCGCAGGCCTCACCGTCGCGCCCGACGTCCTGGTGTCGGAATGGGCCGAGCGGACGCGCGAGGTGAGCGCCGAATCCGGTTCGCCCAAGCCGGGCAAATGGCGCAACGCCGAAACGCCCTATGGCGTTGAGCCGATGAATTGCCTTTCGCTCAATCACCCGGCGAGCGACGTCACGCTGATGTGCGCGGCGCAGATGATCAAGAGCGAGGTCGGCGTCAACTGGATCGGATCGGTGATCGACGTGACCCCGGCGCCGATGCTGGCGGTGCAGCCGTCGATCGACGAAGCGATCAAGTTCAATCGCATTAAGCTGCAGCCGACGATCGAGGCGACGGCGGCGCTGCAGCGTAAGGTCAAGGAGGTCAAGAGCCGCGACGAGAAAGGCTCGACCTCCAGTTTCAAGCGCTTCCGCGGCGGCTACGTGCAACTCACGCACGCCGGTTCGTCGAAGGGCCTGCAGGGCATCACGGTCAAGCATGTCTGGGGCGACGAGATCAGCGAATATCCGATCGACGCCGGCGGCCGCGGCGATCCGATCGAGCAGATGCGCCAGCGCAACTCGACCTATCTGGTGCGCGGCGGCAAATGCCTGTGGACCTCGACGCCCAAGCTGAAGGGCGCCTGTCGCATTACGGCGTTCTACGAGGCGTCGGACCAGCGCCGCTGGTATTGGCAGTGTCCGGAATGCGGCGACTATTTCGTGTTCCGCTTTGCGCACCTGAAGTGGGACAGCGAGACCGCACCGTTCGGCGCCCACCTGGTCACGCCGTGCTGCCATTGCGTTGTGGCGCATTGGCAGAAGCCGGCGATGAACGCGGGCGGGATCTGGATCAAGACCTTTCCGTCTACGGACGAAAGCGATCCGGCGCCCGGCGACGTGATCGCGAAGGAGGACTTTGAGACTTTCTGCGCCCGCAAAAGCCGAGGGCGGCAACCGGGCTTTCATCTGTGGCGCGGACAGAGCGCGTTCCACGATTGGGACTCGATCGTCAAGGATTTCCTGGCGGCGAAGGATTACCCGCAGAAGCTCAAGACCTTCACCCAGCAGGTGCTGGCCGAGGCCTATGAGGAAGCGGGCGAGGCGCCGGACCATCTGAAGCTGCTGGCGCGGCGGGAGGATCGCGAGCCGGGTGGATTGCCCGACGGTGTGCTGGCGCTCACTGGAATGGCCGACGTGCAGTCAAATCGCCTCGAATACGCCGTGTACGGATGGGGCGAGAAGCTGTCGAGCTGGCTAATCGACCACGGCGTCATCCCGGGCGACCCCGAGGACGATGCGACCTGGCAGAAACTGGCCGAAGTGAGGAACGGTATCTATGCCGACGCCTATGGCCGAACCTGGCCGATCGAGGCCTTCGGTGTGGACTCCGGATTCAAATCGAACGCGGTCTACAATTTCGTGCGGCGGCAACCTGGCGTCTACGCCACCGACGGACGGGCGGGATGGACGAAGCCGCTGATAGGAACCCCGTCGCGTGTCGATGTGAACTGGCGCGGCAAACGCATCAAGCGCGGCGCGATGTTGTGGCCGCTTGGTACGTTCTCGCTCAAGAGCCTGCTCTATTCGAGTTTGCAGAAGACGATCGAGGGACCGGACCCGGCGACCAACATCTGGCCGGCGGGTGCGACCCGCTTTCCGAAGGATTGCGACGAGGCCTTCTTCCTGCAGATCACCGCTGAGTACCTTAAGGCGATTGAGACGCGCGAAGGCAGCGATAAGCGAGTGTGGGTCAAGCGCGCCGGCCAGGCGAACGAGCAGCTCGACCTGTGGTGCGGCGCCCGTGCCATGGCATCGCATATCGGGCTCGACCGGTACACGCCCGACAAATGGGCGGCCCGCGCGGCGCTGCACGCTGCACCAGACGCCGGTGGTGCCGACGATCTTCTGGCCCATGCGGCGCGGAACGAAGGACCGAAACCGAGCGCGGCGGTGAAGGACAAGCCGCCCGCTCCAGTGCGGCGCCGCCAATGGTTGCGTTGATGAATACCGAAGCCGGCGACAGCGCGTTTTCCCCCGCGCGCGAAGGGCGGCTAGCCTGACGAAGCAGATGTTTCTCGGCAACCTGGTGGCAAAGTCGCGTGCCACCACTCTGAATTCACCAGCCCGCGCTGGTGTCCGGTGCCTCTGCCGGTTCGGCAATGGTTGTTCCTGAGACATTTCTCCTCCCACCTGCCCGGCGTTAACCCCGCCGGGCCTTTTTTTGGACGGACCCTGCATGAGCGGTTTCACTCAGACACAGATCGACGCGCTCAGCAACGCCATCTCCCTCGGCGTTACCGAGGTCGATTATGGCGATAAGCGCATCCGGTATGCCTCGATCAAAGACATGCTGACGCTGCGCGACCGCATGATCCGGGAGGTCAACAACCAGAATCCCACCGGACAGCGCGCGCCGCTCTATCACCCCACCGTTTTTGTGCGGCGCTGAGGTCCCGATGCACCCACTTCTCAAAACGCTTCGGATGATCGTCGATCCGAACTTCGCCAAAGAACAACTCAATCGACAGGTGAATTCCGAGATTAAGCGCCGCTACTACGAAGCCGGACGCGCGAGCCGCGCGACGTACAGTTGGGCCGCCGCCTCGACCTCGGCGAATGCCGAAATTTACGGCGACCTGGTGATGCTGCGCAATCGCTCGCGCGAGTTGGTGCGCAATCACGGCATGGCGAAGAAGGCGCTACGCATCCTCAAGAACAACGTCATCGGTACCGGCATCATCCCGCAGCCGCAGACGGGCGACGTTTCACTCGACGGGAAGATCGGTGAGTTGTGGAAGCGGTTCGCCGACGAATGCGATTTCGGCGATCAGCTCGACATCTACGGCCTCCAGGCGCTCGCCTATCGCTCCATGATCGAGGGCGGCGACATGCTCACACGGCTGCACATCGGCCGCGTGAAAGGTAAGGGCGTACCGCTCGAGCTGCAGCTCCTGGAAGGCGACTTTCTGGACCATCGCAAGAACACGCTACTCGGCGACGGTGGCCGGATTCAACAAGGCGTCGAGACCCACAACGGCAAGCGTACCCAATACTGGCTCTTTCCGGAACATCCCGGCGATGCACCGTTCACGGTGCCGAATGCCTTCGCGAGCCAGCCGGTCACCGCCGCGAATGTCCTGCATCTCTACGAGATCGAGCGCATCGGCCAGATCCGCGGTGTGCCGTGGTTTACCGCCGGCATGATCGACGCGCGCCAGGGCCAGGACTACTGGCAGGCCGAGTTGATGCGCAAGCGTATCTCGGCCTGCATCGCTGCCATCGTGCTGGGCGGCGACGACGAAGGCGAGATGGGAATCGCCGGCGCCACGCAGTCCGGTGACGGCAAGCCGGCGTCTGAGAACGGCCCCGATGGTCCGATCGTCACCGACACGGCCGGTAACCGGATCGAGGCCTTCGAGCCCGGCATGATCGCGCTGGCGCGCGGCGGCAAGGACATCAAGTTCTCGACGCCGCCTTCCGACACGTCCTACCCCGAATACCGCGTCACCCATGCGCGCGATCTCGCGACCGCTTGGGACGTGATGTACGAGCAGTTGACGAGCGATCTCAGCAAGGGAAATTTCTCTTCGCTCAAGGCCGGCGCCAACGAATTCCGGCGCGCCTGCGAGGTGATGCAGTGGCTCACCTTCATGCCGATGTGGCTCACGCCGGTCTATCGGCGCTTCATCGACATGGGCGTGGTTGCGAGCCAGTTGCCGAAGGGCACGCCTTATGCCGCCGACTATACCGTCCCGATGTTCGAATCCGTCGACCGGCTCAAGGACACGCAGGACGACGTGGCATCGATCCGCGCGCTTCTGACGTCGCCGCAGGAACGCATCCGGCGCCGGGGCGGAGATCCCGAGAAGGTGTTGGCCGAGGCGATCGATTGGCACAAGCAACTCCTCAAAGCCGGTGTGGTCTCCGATGCGGACGCCACGCTCGTTCAAAAACCCGGTGCCGCCGCATCGCCAGCGCTTCGCCCCGAGGACGCCGGTGCTGGAGAACAGGAAACCACGGCCGGCGAGGAAGACGCTACGGCCAAGACCTCTGAAGGAGAAAACGCGCAATGACGACGGTCTTGAACAAGGCCGGCGAGCGGCACGCTTCGGTGCTGATTGCCGCCGGCGACGACAACGATTCCGATCCCTGGGCTTTCGATGCCAGCGATGAGGACACGCTACTCGGAAGCGACGGCAATGACTGGGCGACCTACGCCAAGTGGTTCCTCGGCGAGGACACCGACGCGACTGAGAACACGAAGGAGCGGTTCAAGTACCCCTTCGGTAAGGGCGGCAAAATCTATCGCGCCGCCCTGCGCGCCATCCGCTCGCGTTCGGCGCAGAACAACGACACCGCCGTCTACGACGCCGCTGGCCGGCTCATGGACGAGATGAACAAGGAAGACGAAGGCGACGGCGGCAAGAATGCCGCGAAGCCGCGCAAGACGCGCGATGGCGCAAGCCCGCGTCTCGATTATCGCGCTGCGTCGGTCCAGGTCGTGCCCGGCACGGTCAACACGGCCGACCGTACCGTCGATTGCGTGTTCTCTACCGGCGCGGCGGTCGAGCGCACGAGCTGGAGCGATGGCGACTACGTCGAAGTGCTGCAGATCGATTCCAAATCGGTTCGCCTCGACCGCATGAACGCCGGCGCTCCGTTGCTCGACACCCACAACTATTGGGGCGGCCTGCAAGCGATGATCGGCGCCGTCGTGCCCGGCAGCGCGCGCGTCGAGCCTGGCGAGCTGCTCGGCAAGGTCAAGTTCTCGCGCAGCATCGAAGGCGATCGCGCGTTCCAAGACATGTGCGACGGCATCCTGACCGGCCTCTCGATCGGCTACGTCACGCACAAGGTCGAGATCGACGACACCAAATCTCCAACCCTTCACACGGTCACCGACTGGGAACCTTACGAGGTTTCAGGGTGCCCGATGCCTGCCGATGTGGGAGCCGGATTTCGATCCGCGCAACCTCACGGTTCACGCCGCGGGACTTCGCCCGCCAATCCCCAAGAGGACGACATGACCATCAAGACCGACGCCCCGGCGGGCGCACCCTCCGCCGAACTCGACAGCAAGACTCGCGAGGCCATTACGGCCGGCGTGCAGGCCGGTATCAAGGCCGAGCAGGAACGCCGCGACGGCATTTCCGACATCGGCCGCAAGCTCGGCCTTTCCGACGACCTCGTGACAGAGCACGTCCGCAACGAGACGCCGCTCGACCGCTTCCGCACCCTGGCGATCGACGAAGCGGCGAAGATGGATCGCGCATCGCCCCAAACGGACGCCAGCAATCCCTTCGCCAGCAATCCCCACATCATCCGCGGCGGCCTCGGCCGCGATCTGAAGCCCGGCGAAATGGCAGCTCGGATGCTGCGCTGCGTCGCCTTCTCCAAGCGCAGCGGTATTTCCCCGCTCGAGATCGCGGGACGCATGTGGGGCGACGATAAGCTGCAGCGCGCCCTCGCGGCGGGCATCGGCGCGTCCGGCGGCTATACCGTGCCGGAAATCTACTACGACGAGATGATCGAGTTCCTGCGCCCGGCCTCCGTCGTGCGCAAGATGGACCCGACGATCATTCCCATGCCCGGCGGCAATATGTCGATCTCGCGCCTCGCGGCCGGTGCGAATGGCGGGTATATCGGCGAGAACAAGCCGCTGATCGCCCAGGACCTCGGCTTCGGCATGGTAAAGCTGAGTGCCAAGAAGGCCGGCGCGCTGGTGGCGATCTCGAACGATCTCCTGCGTTTCTCCAGCCCCAAGGCCGACGAGGTGGTACGGCAGGACCTGATCGCCGCGCTGGCGACGACGGAAGATGTTGCTTGGATTCGCGGCGCTGGCACGCAGTTCACGCCCAAAGGTATGCGCAACTGGGCGCCGACCGCCAACGTCATCGCCGCCAACGCGACGATCAACCAGGCCAACACGATCCAGGACGCCAACAAGCTCACCAACGCGCTGACCAATGCCAACAGCCGCATGCTGAAGCCCGGCTATCTCATGGCATGGCGGACGCGGAACTATCTCTACAACTTGGTCAACGCCAACGGCGTGTTTGTCTATCGGGACGAGATGAATCAGGGCAAGTGGAATGGGTATCCGTTCGGCGTGTCCAACAACATCCCGATCAATCTCGGCTCCGGTTCGGACTCGGAACTCTACCTGGCCGACTTCGCCGATGTGGTAGTCGGCGAAGTGCCGGGCCTGATCTTCAACACCTCGACCGAGGCGGCCTATAACGTCGACTCCAGCACGCTCGTGTCGGCGTTCAGCAACGATCAGACCGTCATCCAGGTGATCGAGGAGCATGACTTCGCCATGCGCCACGAAGGCTCGGTCGCGGTTCTGACCGGCGTGCAGTGGCTGTAGCCCGCACCACAAATCCCTGAAACCCGCGCATCGCAGCCCGGCCGAAAGGCTTTCGGGCAGCGATGCGCTTTTCGCGAAAGTGAGACCACGACATGGACCCGCGTACCAACAATATCGGCGCCTACATCAAGGGTGCCAGCACCGTCTCTCCGCAGGCATCTGCGGCCGGCGCCGTCAACGGCAGTTGGATCGACCGGCTCAACTACCAGAGCTGCATGCTCATCGTGCAATCGGGCGCAGTGACCGGAACGCCGACCACACAGACGCTCGACTCCAAGCTGCAGTCGGCCGACGACAACTCCGGCACGAACGCGGCCGATATCACCGGCGCCGCGATTACGCAGATCACCACGGTCAATGGCTTCGGCACGGTCAGCGTCGATCTGCTCGGCGCCCGGCGCTGGATTCGCGCCGTCAACACGCCCGGCTTTACCGGCGGCACTTCGCCGACGCTGCAGCACGCCGCGCAGATCGTGCTCGGCGGTGGCCAGGTATTGCCGCCGGCGTAGACGGCATCGCCAATTAGGTTTGACGTCGGGGTGTGTTCGCGCGTTCCGCCGTTTCTCGTTTCCAACGGAGAGCACCATGAAAAAACTTCGCTTCACCGATCACTACCCACCCTACAACTCGGGCGAGACCGCGACCTTTCCCGACGATGTCGCCGATCGCTATGTCAAGGCGGGTGTCGCCAAGGTTGTGACCGTGACGGACGACAAGAAGCCGGACGACAAGAAGTCGTAAGGCCCGATGACGATCCTCACCTTTCCCGACGTGTGCAAAGCGCCGACCGATGTCGTGACGGTTGCTCTCGACTGGTCGGCGTTTGCGCCACAGGGCCAAACCCAACTCGCCTCGCATTCCGTCAGTGTGCGCAGCGGCGCGCTGACAGCTGTGGACGAAACCCCCACCGGGCTTGTTCAAAAGATCACTGTCTCGGGCGGTATCTGGAAATTGCATGCGGTGGTGGAGGCAACCGTATCGTTTGCGGACGGCACGACCTTCACCCGCGGCTTCGACGTGATCGTGCGATGAGCGATCCCTTCGCGACGGCCCTGGATACCTTCTTCGCTTCCGTACAGGCCTGCGACGTCGGCTATACGCCCGCCGGCGGCGCGAAGGTCCGCGTCAGCGCGGGCCTGCGCAATCCGGACGTCGAACTGACGATCGGTGGCCAAGCCAGAGTGATCGACACCAAGCGCATTTTGGAAATCCGGAAAAGCGAGTTGCCTACCGCTGCCACCGACGACACGGTCGAAATACCGTATGGATCGGGACAGAATTTCCGGGTGCTGCTGGCGCGCACTTTGGACAACAATCGCCTGGTCTGGACCATCGAGGCTGCGCCATGACCCAGACCCGCGTCGGTGCGCTTGCGGCTTTGGAAACCGTCGTCAAGGCCGCGGTCGGCGCTGGCCTGTTTCATCGTGATCCGGAAAAATCGCCACCCGCGACCGCCAGCGGCGTCGTGATAATGAAAGATGGCGAGCCGGGCGAACCGGAAGTCATCCTGTCGCCCGTGAGTTACGCCTTTGAGCATCAGGTAGAATTCGAGATCGCGGCCAACGGCCCCAATCGGCGCGCCGTGGTGGAGGCGCTGATCGCCAGGATAGACCCGGCCTTGGCCGCGAACCGAACACTCGGGGGAGTCGTTGACGACGCCCGCGTCGTGGCACCGCCCGATATCAAGGAATTCGAGAGCGAAGGCGTGGGGTCCGAGCGCTCTGCCGTGCTGCATGTGCAACTCGCCTACACCACGGCGAGCGGGGCTGGCTGATGCCGCGGTTTACGGCGGCCCGGGAGAAACCTTGGCGCGACGCGATCACCGGCGTCCGCGACGATCTGGCGGAAGACGTCGCCGCCACGATGGACCAAGTGCAGCAAGGCCTGAAAACCGATCTCAGGGCGCAGGTGAATGCTGCCGGTCTTGGCGGGCGCCTCGCCAATACCTGGCAAGGCCGCCGCTATCCCGCGGGGCGGCCAAGCCTTGACGCCTCGGCCTATGTCTTCTCGAAAGCGCCGGAGATTGCCGACGCCTTCGATCGCGGCCCGACCATCACACCGGTGAACGGCGCCAAGTATCTGGCGATCCCCACCGCCAATGTGCCGCGCACAGCGGCCGGACGCGGCAGCGGCCATCGCATGACGCCGGCGGAAGTCGAAACGTTCTTCAACCAGGACCTCAAATTCGTCCGCAGCGGCATGGGGCGCCTGATCGCTTATGTCGACGTGATCGGCACCGCCGCCGGCGGCTTCAAACGCGCCACCGGCAAGCAATTGGTGCGGCTCTACGGGCAAGGCAAGTCCGCGCCGCGCGCCGCCCAGGTGGTGATGTTCATCCTGACCCCGACGGCGCGCATGCCGAGGCGCCTCGATGTCGATCAGGCCGCCCAATATTGGTCCGGCCAAGTGCAACCGCTTCTCGAAGCGCGGCTCGCCGCGCGCTCATAACCACTCACACGAAGGAGTAAACCCATGGGTCGCGCACGCGGCGCCAATGCGCAATTGTGCCTTGGCTATGAATCGTCCTACGGCGTTCCGCCAACCAGCAACTTCCACAAGCTGCCGTTCATCACGGCGCAGCTCGGCGAAGAGCAAAGCCTGATCAAGAACGATCTGCTCGGCTATGGGCGCGAACCCCAGGCGCCCGCCCGCGACGTGATCAACAACAAGGGCAATGCCAAGGTGCCGATCGATCTGCGCGCCTTCGGTTATTGGCTGGCGCTGACCTTCGGCCTTCCCACCACCACGGCGGGCATCGCGGCGACAGGCAACTTCGTGTTCAGCGCTCTGCCCGTCAACAACGCAACGGTCACCATCGGCGCGGCGCCCTGGACCTTCGTCAGTTCCGGTGCAACCGGCGACAAAAGCCTGATCGCGGCGACCCTGTTCGACACCCTGACTGCGGCGGTGCAGGGCCTCAACGCCAGCGCGACGACAGCCCTTGCGAGCCAGAGCTATACCCTGGACCCGACGGGAACCATTATCACGGTCACTTCGAAGACCATCGGCACCGCCGGTAACAGCGTCACGCTGGCGGCCTCCTCCACGCCGACGTCGAATGCGACCGCGTCGGGTGCGACCCTGGCGGGCGGCGCGGCCACCGGCGCCTTCAATCATGTCTTCACCTCGGGAGGGCTGACGCTGCCGTCCGCGTCGATCGAGATCGGCAATCCCGACGTGCCGAAGTACGGCATGAACTTCGGCGCCGTTTCGAGCCGCCTGTCGATCCCGCTGCAGCGCTCCGGCTTGCTGGAAGCAACCATCGATCTGATCGCCCAGGGCGAGACGATCATCACCACCACCCAAGCCGGGACGCCGACGCAACCAACGATCGCCCGCTTCTCGCAATTCTCCGGCCAGGTGCTGCGCGGCGGCGCACCACTGGCCAGCGTCATTTCGGGCACCTGCAGCTATGACAATGGCCTGGACCCGGTGGAAGTGATCCGCGCCGACGGCCGCATTGCCGGCGCCGATCCGGGGATGATCGACATTGCCAGCGACATCACGGTGCGGTTCCAGGACCTCGTCCTCTTGAACCTCGCCATCAACGGCACCCCGACCGATCTGACCTTCGGCTGGACCCTGGGCGCCAACCAATCGCTCACCATCGTGCAGCACGCGGTCTATT